GCGAGCCCGTAAATACGCACCCCGCGAGGGTGGCCGGACGCTGCTTGCATGGCGCGGCGCTCCGTGGCTTCGCCGCGTTTCATGGCCATACCTCAAGCGGCTGCCAGAGCCACATTGCAAGCCGTGCGGGGTGCCTTCTACAATGAACTCCGAGCAAAGGCGGGCGGCGCGCCGCAAGCGCCGCGAGGAGAAGCGCGCGCAGGCCAAGGCCGAGCGCGTCAAGGCGTGCACGCTTGATACCGTGGCCGACCTCAACAGCCTGTGCAAGGCATCGAAGCAGGCCGCGCGCGGCGTGATGTGGAAGTCGTCCACGCAGAGGTACATGAGAAGCTACCTGCGCAACGCCGTCCTGTCCCGCCGCGACCTTTTGGAGGGGCGCGACATATGCCGGGGCTTCATACGGTTCGACCTGTGGGAGCGCGGAAAGCTGCGCCATATCAGCGCCGTGCACTTCCCCGAGCGCGTGGTGCAGAAGTCGCTGTCGCAGAACGCGCTCGTGCCCGCGATCGTGCCCACCCTCATAGCCGCGAACTCCGCGAACATCAAGGGGCGCGGCACCGACTACGCCCTGAAGCTGCTCAAGCGCCACCTGGCCGACCACTGGAGGCGGCACGGCCGCGAGGGCTACATCCTCCTGGGCGACTTCTCCGACTACTTCGCGCGCATAGCGCACCAACCCGTCAAAGACCAGGTGGCCTCCGCGCTGCTAGATCCGCGCGTGGTCGCCTTGGAGCACCGCCTGATAGACGCGCAGGGCGATGTGGGCCTGGGGCTGGGCAGCGAGCCGAACCAGATATGCGCCGTGGCCCACCCCAACCGCATCGACCACTATGTGACCGAGATGCTGCGCCCCGAGTCTTACGGGCGCTACATGGACGACTTCTACCTGATACACGAGTCCAAGGGCTACCTGCAGGTGTGCCTGCTGCTGATAGAGGGCAAATGCGCCGAGCTGGGCATCGAGCTGAACCCGCGCAAGACGCGCGTGGTGAAGCTCACGCGCGGGTTCACATGGCTGAAGAAGCGCATCTTCTACACGGACACGGGCCGCATAGTCGTGAAGCCGTGCCGAGACTCGATAACTCGGGAGCGCCGCAAGCTCAAGAAGATGGCCCGCATGGTCGCCGATGGCATCATGACCCCCGAGCAGGTGGAGCAGAGCTACCAGAGCTGGCGCGGAGGCATGAAGCGGCCGGACGCGCACCGCAGCGTGCGGGCCATGGACGCGCTGTACCGAAGCCTGTTCGGAAATCTCGCGCAGGGGGGGGGGTGCTCAATGCAGGCCAACCAGAGGGACGATTCAAGCGGAAGCAAGCCCTCGCAATAGCGGAGAACCGGCAACTCAAAGCAGCGGCCTAAGCGAAGCGGCTGCGAAATAACAGAAACATCGAAGGCGTGCTGCGGCGCGCCTTCTTCCTTTGCGCCCATCAAAGCGACTCGGCAATCTCACGGCGCTAATACGATGGCGGCACATTCCCCGACAAGAGAGGAGTCCGCATGGACACTGAGGAAGACACGCCGCGCCCCAACGATCTTCAAGATGGCACCATGGCCGAGGTCAACGCCCTGCGCGATCTGCTGTCGCAGATCGGCGACCCCGACGCGGCGCACGACGCGGGCGTTATCGACGATGACGAGTACGCTGAGCGGAAGGCGCGAAAGCTCGCCTACACCGCGGCGCTCGCCGCCTACGACAGTGGCGAGACGCTCGACGTGTCGGCGCTGATCGACCAGATGCGCGAGCGGGCGTCGCAGCCGACGCAGACCGAACAGAACACGGCGAACATCGACTACCTGCTCATGACGGTCGGAGGTGACCAGTAATGCCAACGAAGAAAACCGACGAGCATTCCAAGCACTTCGCGCTCGTCAAGAAGTACTACGACCGACCTCTTTGGAGTAAGGTGCGAGTACACAAGGCCGTCGAGTGCAAGTGGATCACCGCCGACGAGTACAAGGAGATCACCGGCGAGGAGTACACGGCCGAATAGGCGGAAGGAGGGCGCCCAGGATGGAAGTGCTCAAACTTTTTGCGCCTTACGGACCGGCTTGGCTTGGCGGCGTGCTCCTGACGCTCGTTGCGTTCTACTTCGGGAAACAATTTCTTGAGGAGTACAAACGCCAAAACCAGCGGAAGGGCGAGCTCGACCTCAAGCGCGAGGAGCACAAGCAGGCCGAAGCCGACGAGCGCGTGCAGCGGGACCGCGAGCGCTCGCAGATGGAGGGCCGCATCGCCGCGCAGATGGAGCGCAGCAACAGCCTCATGGAGGCGATGAAGACGCTCATGGAGTCCGTCGTGGCGTCCAACGAGGTCTTGCACGCGGACTTGGCGCACAGCCAGGCGAGGAGCCAGGGGATGGCCGAGAAGGTCGACCACATCTGCGACCGCGTCGACCTTATCTACAGCAAGGAATCCGACAGATAGGAGCAATCGAATGAATGAGATCCAGGCGGGCCTCACGGTGTGCACGGTCCTGGTCGTGCCGTACATCGTGCAGGCCATCAAGACGAAGGCGATGACGGGCAACGTCGCCCGCTGGACGGCCATCGCCGTCTCGGCGGGATGCGGCGCCCTCACGGCCATGTCGGGCGGCGTCCCGACCGAACCCTCGGCGTGGGTCACGTCCATCTTCGCCGCTGTCGGCGGCGTGCAGGTGGCCTACGCGGCCTTCAAATCGGTCGGCATCACGGACAAATGGCTGGACGCCCTGCTGGCGCTCGGCGACATCAAGGAGGACTAACATGGCAGACTTCGCGAACGTCCAGCCGGACGAGTACAAGCTTCTGGGGCGCAACTTCTCCGCAGGCCGCCCGTTCGGCATCAAGGGCGTGACCATCCACCACATGGCCGGCGACCTCAACGCCGGCCAGTGCAACGGCATCTGGGGTGCCAACGGCTGTTCTGCCCACTACTCGGTCGACCGCAACGGCCACATCGTGCAGCACGTCAACGACACCGACCGCGCCTACGCCTGCGGCGACGGGATCGGCACCGGACGCGGTAACGACACGACCATCTCGATTGAGCACGCCAACAGCGGCAGCAACCCGTGGACCGTCCACGAGAAGGCAATCGAGAGCGGCGCTCACCTTGTCGCGGCCCTGTGCCTGTACTACGGCCTCGGTCGCCCCGAGTGGTGCAAGAACGTGTTCCCGCACCGCTACTGGAGCGCCACGGCCTGCCCCGGCGAGCTTGCGGGCTCCCAGCGCGACCATTACATGCAGCGCGCTCAGGCGTGGTATGACGCGATGAAGGGCGGCAAGGCATCCGCCCCCTCCACCGCCGCTAAGCCTGCCGCGGCAAAGCCTTCTCAGGCGGCATCCGGCGGCTTCACGAAGGCATCTGGCAAGCGCATCCCCGTCCACTACTCCCTCCACCTCAAGGGCGGCGGCTGGCTGGACGAGGTGACCGACTTCGGCGCCGGGGACAACGGCTTCGCGGGCTACCCGTGCCGACAGCACGACCTCCTTTGCGCCCGAGTCGATCGCGGCACGCTCAAGTATCAGGTCCACACCATCGAGGACGGCTGGCTTGACTATGTTTCCAAGGGCGACCGCAACGATACCGTGAACGGTTGCGCCGGCATCGCCGGCCACACCATCGACGGTGTACGCATGTACTACGTGACCCCGGGCGGCGAGGAGTACAAGCAGGCGTGGTATCGCTCGCAGACCACCGCGCGCGCCGGATGGCTCGACACCGTGTGCGACGACGGCTCCACCTACGGCGGCGACGACTATGCCGGTTTCTACGGCGAGCCGCTCGACCGACTCCAAGTCTGCGTCACCGACGGCAACCCGTACTAGCATGATCGCGCTGGCTTTCGTCCTCGGCGCGCTCTTCGGCGGCACCGTGGCGACAATCGGCCTGTGCCTCGTGAGCATCAACGGGCGCTAGCCGCGGCCCGCTCGGGTTATCCCGGGCGGGTTTTTTCTCGAGAAAAGGTGTTGCTACGCCGCCCGTGGTATCCTGAGCAGCACGACGGTCCCAACGGCGCAGATCTCGGTTCTAGAATCTAGGCAGACGGGGCACCATCGAACGTAAGACCGTCCGAACCTCGCATGGTCCGGGCGGTTTTTCTTATACCGACGCGACGTGATGGGACGTGGTATGGCAGCAACGGATA